AACTCCGGTTCTTTTATTGTTTTTAAAACAGCTTCATTAATAATAATATTCTTTTTATCTGTATACTGTTTTGGTTTCCAACCTCTCTTCATAAGTCTATCAGCTATCTGCTGACGAGAACCAATATTAAAAGGTATCTCTTTAGTTTTTGTCTTCATCTCTACAATGGTAGGTTCAAACTCTTCTAATGACCATTGCTCTAAGTCATAGATATCATCTTTTAATTTTGCTAATAACTCCTGTGCTTTCTGTATATTAAAAGCAAAACCATTCTTCTCCTGTTGGTCAATAATTAATCTGATATCATGCTCTAAATCAATGGACTCTTTAGAAAAACCTTTACTCTCTTTTATCAATTCATTGTAAACAGCGTGTGTTATCTCTACGTCTTGTTTACAATACTTCAACATATTAAAATCATACTTAGAAAAGTTTACATCTTCTCCACCCTTTGGCATGTTTAGTTTCTCACCCCATGCTTTTAGGCTATGTCCTTTCTCTCGTATAGGATTAAACAACTGAGATAAAACTAATGTATCAATAACATCACCTGGTAGTATGTTTGAATTTAATAATCTGTTAAGAACCGGAACATCAAATGATAAACCATTATGCATAATAAATTTATCTACTTGCTTTGCCCAGTTATTAAAACTGTACATAGTGCTAGGGTCAAATACTGTTACAACATTTGTATCTATATTTTTTGCTACAATACAATGTACCTTACTAGGATTAAACCCATCTGTTTCAATATCAAGAACTACTTTCACTTGCACCACACCAATTACATTCTTCTCCTTTACCTACTTCCATCTCACTTTTTTCTTCATCACAGTAATGATACCACATTTCAGGTTCTTTGTCAAATAATTCCATTTGTTTTTCCATAGTAGGAAAATTAAATGTGTGATACACATATACATATGTCTCACAGTTAGGACAACTTAAATTAGTTACAATATCGTGTTCGTCACCCTCTTCTCCGTCATGGTCTCCACCCCATATTAATTCTGTTCCACAATGCCAACACTTCATTTTATATTACTCCTTGTGCTTGATTATTAAATTCATCCTCGAAAGGATTATCTATTTGAGACATTCTACCAGACTTTTTATCATAATGCAAGTAACAACTTACTCCTGTTTCTCCTGTATATCTATTCTTGAGAATGCGAATTGTTGTTGTGCATGCAATGACCTCATCATCTGCTTGCTGATTTCTCTCCAAAGCAATCACACTATCAGATAGGTGTGCGATACTTGCACTACCTCTCAAGTGTGAAAGAGTAACTTCTTTACCATTCTCGTGTCCTAAGTCTCCTGTTGGTCTCCTAAGATGAGATACTAATAATAAACCAACACCTGTTTCTTCTACTAAAGAACGTAGCTTAGTCATCAATACATCAATAGATTTTCTTTCGTCTCCCTCATCTTGTCCACTCACCAAAATAGATAGGTGGTCTAAGAATATCCATTTACAATCCAAAGACTTTGCCATATATCTAACTCTAGATAATATCTCATCATTACTTATTGAACCAAAGTGGTCAAAGGCAAAGAATCTACCAGAGCCTATGGTATCTTTCTGCCATTTGTGTAACTGTTCTTTTGAGAATTGATTACGTATCTCCTTGATATATAATCTTTCATTAGCCTCCACTGACATAATATTAAAAGCAGTATTCTTTGTGCTCTCCTCTAGTGCCAGTATACCTATGTTGTCATTAGAGTTTCTTAGAATGTGATGCATAAGCTCACGCATAATAGAAGACTTACCCATACCGGCACCGGAAGTAAATGTAACTAACTCTCCTGTCCTCATACCATAAGTCTTTTCATTCATAGCACTCCAAGGATAAGGAATAGTTTCACAATACTCCTCTTCGTATAATGAATCTCCTAACTTGGCTAAGTTTAAAATGCCTGCCGGTGTATAAGATTCTGCACTCCACCAGTCTTGTACAAACTCTTTTGCCTTACCCATTTTTAAATATTCATTTGGGTCTTTGTGGTCAAGTCTAACTATCTTACATTTGTTAGGCTCAAACAATTGAGCAACCTTTTGAGATGCTTCAATCCCTGGTTTATCTGTATCAAAACATACCACAACATTCTCAAAACTATTTAAATATTCTAAGTGTTGTTTACAATTTTGTACAGCACTCTGCACTCCATTCTTAATTGATACTACTGCCCATTTACTTCCTAACATTTCATACACAGACATAGCATCTATTTCTCCTTCAACGATAGTAATATATTTACCACCGGACTTAAATAAATTCTGTCCAAATAGTAAGGCATCACCCATATCTCCTTGTGACCATATTCTTTTACCATCTACTTGTCTAATCTTTGTAGCAATGTGGCTACCTTCTGCATTGTAATACTCGTAGTAGTGATGCGATATAATAGAACCATTTGTTTTTATCTTTGTTCTATATTTTCTGGCAGTATTCTCTGATATTCTCCTATCACCTATGCTACCATAATCACCTGTACTAGCAACTTTGTTTTGTATATCTACAACCTTTGCTTCCATTTTTGCCTCTCCAACATTATTAAATCTTTTGTTACAAGAAAAACAGAAGGCATGTCCATCAGCGTGAATGTTATATCCTTTACTTGATTCACCACAAGGGCATTGTCCTCTACTTATCCATTTACCTTGCATTACATCATACCCATTGCATTAGTTAAACCTATGACAGTGTATATGACTGTATACCATAATAAAAATTCTAACAATTTATATTCCTTTCTAGTTATTTAAATGTGTAATATATCATCATAATAAATACATATAATACCCATAGTGATAATAATAATATAAATAAATTAATAGTATATTTTATAATATAATTATCAATAATATTATATATATATTTAAATATTATAATAAACTTTTTCATAATGTCAAGAAAAATCTTTCAAGGTAGCTTTATATAATTCTTCTGCTGAATCAATATCTAGACCTATACTATTTCTACAGTCCTGTTTCGCATATATTCTAGCTTCTTCATTAGAACAACCTTCTCTTTTGTACTCCTTAAATAATTTTCTGTACATTCTTTTTTCATCTTTATCCCAGAGATTTTCCATATCTTTTCTCCTAATAATTATATAATAAAAAAAATAAACTTGTAATTAATAATAGTGGAAATATATTATTTGTCCACAAGTATTTTATTTTTTTTGGTTTTTGAAACCACCTTCCGGTAGCTTGGAATCTTCTTTCTCTATCACTTTTCATCTTTTAAATGCTCTGCATCTGGCATCTCTGCATCTCCTAACCATACTCCACCAGAGTTATTTGTAACTTGTCTTCCACTATTTTTTTGTACTCCTAACTCTCTTCTTAAATTATAATTCTCATCAGTCAATGCTTTGATTCTTTTATTAGCATTAACTAACTGTCCTTGTAACTCTTTTACATTCTTTTCTAACAGAGTTATTACAACTGGGTCATACATAATTTTATCTCCTTGTTAATAAATAGGCAAGCAGTATAATAAACATTCCTACTACTATGCCTCCTAAAAAATAATATAGTGTAAATATTTCAGTCATCAATGCATCATCTCAATTCTTACTCCTTCAGATTGGGCTATAGTTAAATTAACTCCCCAAGATTCCAGGGTTTCTAGTGCCTCCTCTTTTGTTTCAAACTTTAATATTTTATTATCATCATCTACTAATTGGTCAATAGGAAATGTTTCTGTCCACTTACATTTCTTAGTCCACTTACCAAAGTCAAATCTATAGTGAGCTATCACATACATTTTTATCTCTCTTTCTGTCGTATTTCTTTTTGTTCTTGACAATCCTCTGCCTATATCTTGTGTCAAGTAAATTTTTTGCTACAAGATTTGGTATCTTAACTATTTTTTTAATTTTAATCATAGGAGTGTCTACTAACATTATACCATAGATATTTATTTTATGCAACTATTCAATAAGTTATGATAATAAGTCCATAATCTTCTATCTGTAGGGTGTACCTCTCCAGTAACTCTCCACCATTCTTCAGACTGTTTCCAACCTTTATAATACCTATCTTCAATGGCATCTATTCGTTTCTTTATTTCTTTATAATTTAATTTACTCATCATCTTTACCTAGATTAGATATAGCTCCTATCTTTCCTCTAAATGGAATTACTTTAGCCTTTGGTTTTAAATCTTCTACTAAATGTATATCCGGTTCAAACTCCACATCTCCAAAGAAAAACTCCTCTAGCTCTGAGTACCCTCCTATGTGTGCATATATCTGAGGCACAGTCTTATGACCGGCATCTCTAAATCTTTTTACTTTCTCCGGTGTATCTAGTTTTCTTTCTTCAAATGTTTCATTAGCCTCACTTAATAAGTTCTTAGCTCTCTCACAATAGCCACATCTGTTCTGTGTGTATATAATATATTTAATCATTTGCTAAATTCTCCCCTCCTTGTACTATCTCCATTTGTGAATCTTCTCCATAGTCTGTGCCATCATAATAAACTTTAAAGTTTACTTTGGTGTTACAGTAAGGCAACTCATCAAAAGTTTCAGCGTATCCTTGTTCTGGTATACCTACCTCTTTATACGCATCCTGTAATTGACTCTCAGTTAGCTTTTTATCTGAACTTATTGTATATCTTCTGGAATCAGTCGACCACTCCTCTACAACGTATGTATATTCTTTACTCATCTTTGTACTCCTTCTCTACTTCAATTCTTAATCTGTGGTTGATGATATCTAATAACATACTTGATGCTACTGTGTTGCTTGGTGCAGTATCAAATGCCAGGTCTGTAACTAATAACTGAACAGCAATAATAGTATTAGGTATAGTTACCTTATCTTGTATATCATCAAATAAATCATACATTTTTTCTGTTACTAAATTAATCTGCTCGTCATCTCCTAATGGTCTTTTATCATCTAGCTTTACTACTTTTAATTTTGTTTTAGTTTTAGAACTTTGGTTCATATAACTCTCCTTGTTTTATTAATAATCTATAATGCTTTTCTAATGTTGTCAAGTGTTTTACTTCTTTATGTCTGCCCTCCCACTCAGCATCAGATAACTTTCTTATAGTATTTTTTAATTCTTTCTGTATATCTATAAGGTTATTATCCATCTTCATTCTCCTCTATACTTGTTATATAAAACTCTTCAACAGTAGGTTCAAATAATCTTTCCGGATAATCCTCTCCCTCATATTTGGCACTTCTTTTTTCTGCTACTTTTAAACTTGGTGCAGTTATTTCTTTCCTATAGTATTGCACCTTCTTAGCATATAAAATATATTTAGCCACTTTTATTCTCCTTATTTTTATTTTTTATAACTATCTCTTGATTCATACCTAACAAACTTCAACACAATCCTATCATCATCATCTCTTACAGACATATTAAAGTGTTCCCATACGTCACTCATCTCATCTCCATAGATATAAATTAATTTATCTTTTGGTTTTCTTTTCATTTTAATTAATTTGTTAATTTGTTTTGGTGGCATTTCTTTTCTCCTCTTTCCATTTTGTAAAGTCATTTAATTCCTGAAAGTGTGTTACTAACATATCAAGTGACTGACACGCACCTCTATACTCTGCTATGCTATGGCTCATAAATACCTCCTATCAGGATTAGTTTGTAATTTTCTATCTATAAATCCTTTTTCATATTTATATGCCCACTTACTATTCTTGTCAATGTATATTATTCTATCAGAATCTTGTTTATATACTTGCATATCACAACCTAGCATTGTCCATAGTCCTTGGTGTAACTCCCAGTGTTCTTTTGGTGTTAAGTTTTTTTCATTCTGTACCACTATCTTTACCTCCTAAAAATATCATATAACCTCCGGCAAGTAAACTTGCACCTCCAAATATTATTGAGGCATCTGATTCACCATTCATAACAATACTTATGCCGGCTAATATAAATACACCTCCCATAAAATATAATACTAAACTCATTTACTTTAACTCCTTGTCTTTTACATTGTCAAGTAACTTGTCTGATAAATCTTGAAATAAACAATGTATTATTTCTTTTTCTTTTTTATCTTTAATCTCTCCTATTACTCTTTTATAAATATTCTGTATTTCATCAACACTTTTTGTAATGATATTCATTTCTCTAACTCCTTTCTTATCTTTCTAGCTTTATCTATAAGACCTAGTAAATTAAATAAATCTTTATTTAAATCATAGTCTTCTGTGTTTAGCTGATACTCTTCAGTCTGCATCTCCATTAACTTCTTTTCCATTTCATCTAATATAGATTCCAATGTATGTTTAATAGTTTGTTGTTGTCTTAGTTTCATATTATCTCCTAAGTGTTACTATGGCTTTGTTTATACCCAGATAGAAGGGACTAGGAATCAATTTAAGCAGTTTCCTGTACGTGTTTCTCGTCTGCACCATAGTTTATTAAGCTGTTTGTTGTTCGTTAAAGACATCTTGCTGTTGATTAGCGTATCTATCAAGCTCTTCTAACTCTTCTATCTCTTTATCTATTAATTGTTTTATTGAGTTACGCACTATCTCTAACTCCCTCTCCATTCTAACAATACTATTTGTTAAGTTTTGTAATTGTTCTTTTCTTTTTATATTATTCTGTATCATATTTTATTCTCCTATTAAAAATGTCTAGTGTTTATCTCGTACCACAATTCACTCATAGCCTCTTCAAACTCATTCCAATTATCACAATCTAGAGGTAATGTTATCACACCTTGTATCATTAGTCTATCTACTTTTTCTTTAGCCTCCTCTAAAAATTCGCTATCCTTCATAGCATCTTCAACCATTCCCCAAGTTCTTAAATCATCTTCCATAAGTTTATCTTTATATTTACTCATCTTTAAACCTCAATTATTTTAAATTTAGAATCCGGATATTCCTCTTTCCATTCTATAAGACTATGTTCTGCATCTTCTTTGCTATAATAAATATCTCCGTCACAAGCCCAACCTTTGCTAGTGTGTTTCATTAATATATATTTTGTTTGTTTACTCATCTCAATTACCTCCATATTTATTGCGTTCTTTTATTAACCTTATAGATTCCTCATCTACAATCTCTACTTCTGATTTTTTAAAATATTCTATGTTGCCTAATGTTTCGTTACTAACTTCAATTGCTACAACCACTTCACTAGCATATTCAGAAATTACTTTACCATATATCTCTTGACCTTTTATTTTAACTCTTTTATTTTCATAATAGCTTTTCATATAATTAAACGTTTCTCCTTCTGCTATTGACTTTGTATTATCATTTATCATATCTTCATTAGCTATTTTTTCTAATTCTAATTCAATTACATCTTGTAAACCAAATGAATATTTATGTTCGTCTAGTGGTATGTTTACTTTACCATTCTTTTCAAACTCATTTAAGATAGCATCAGTTATTAACATTGCCATATCTAAATTATTTCTACTCATATTAATATATCCTTTACCTCTTTATTTAAAAATTCTTTAGCCTCTTCATAAGCATAACCATATTCCATTAGCTTGTCAATAGCAATATTTAAATTAATTACACCATTTCTATAGTTATCTCTTACTATAACTTGTTCTTTTATGTACTTGTATTCATTCATTTATTTACCTTCATCTTATTAGTATTTATATATGCAGAGTAAATAAGGGAGGAAAGAAACTCTGCATATATAAATACTACTGCTAGCTTTTTTATTCTGGAGCTAGCCAACCAGTCGAGGTGTTACTTTATTAAAGATAATCTCAAGCTATCTTTATATATTCTTGGAGCTTTAACACCAAACTTTCTGCCTATACTTACTTCTCTATTCTTAACCATTAAGGTATTCTTTCTTAGAATCTTGACAGTTTCTGTGCTTATAAATTGAAATAAATCTATTGCATTATTTCTCCATTCTGCCATAGACATATCATTTCTTAGCATCTTAAAAAACTCTCTATTCTTTCTTAGCTTTATGTTCTCGTAAGTTTCTAGCGTATCTGCTAAAGCTCTCTCACATCTAAAAACTGTACCTTTTATCTTTAGTCTTGCGTGAACATAAGACGTATTTTCTTTTGTTCTCTTTACTCCTAAGGGTAAAGGTACTGGTATTAAATTAATAGGACTGTTTCTGTTTAAGTCCCTTGCTCTTTGTTCTGGGTCTTTACTTACTCCTATTTTTAAATATCCGAATTGATACAGTAATAAATATAATTCTTTCTCCCATATCAAGCCCTCATCTAATAAAGTTTTATCAGTAAAGATTAATTGCATATCCTTTTTTTTCATAGTTTACCTCTTTTTTAAAATAGATTCTTTTAGTAGGTAGAATCTTAAAACCTATTAACTGGAACACTCCAGATAATTCTTTTATTATGATAAGAATAATAAAATTAAATATCTTTAAAGGTCTTTCTGTGAATATCCTCCTAAGTGTTTTTATTTTATTATTCTTTATCATATTAATTAATATATACTTTCTATTTATTTTTTCTATCTATATCTGTTATAAGTTTTTCCTATAATGTAGCTTGCTTTAATAACTCTATAATTAAAAAGCCCTCTATTATTGCTACACCTAGCCCTAGAATTGCCAACACTTTCCAATAATTAACATAGCCGGCAAGGGTCTTTTCTTTATTATATTTTATTAGTCTTTTTTGTTCTCTCTCATTAGCTAATATTATTTTCATATCATTAGTAATATTATTATATTTCATTTTATCACCTCTTAATTAATCTTTTAAAAATCCAACAATAAACTTTCTATCTGTACGACTACACCACTGGCAAAGCTCACACTTAATGCTTTTATTCTTTTGATTAGGGCACATTTTAACCTTGTGCCCTTGAGGTGTAGCTTTTACCGGTTCATTGCCCACAATGGTTGCAATGGGTAGATTGTACTTTTTTAATTCGTCAGCGTGTTCTAAATTATTAGCCGATAGATTAACAGTAAATCCGTTATCATTAGCATATTTTATTTTATTAAAATTATCTTTATTATTTGTTTTATGGGTATAAGTAAAGCCATTTTTTCCTCTATTGGCTTTTACTAATCTTTTCAATAAATCAAAATCAATAGTTTCATTATCACCGGTATGAGCTAAGTCACCGGCTTGATTGTGCCTCCAAATAGTACCCTTTGGCAATCTGTGAATCTCTTTTATAAAACTATCATAATCATTATTAAATTCTGTATTATGCCTTTTACTTATGCCCTTTTCAACCTCCTCCCATATCATACGCATTTTACCCTTTTTTGCATAACAAATATTTTTATCTTTTAAAGGGCAAGAGCTAGGGCAAGAGTTAGGCTCGCTAGTGGTAACTGGCATATAACCAGTCTTGCTGTTTTTTGATAACCTTGTAAATCTTACTTTCATTTTATCACCTCTTAATTATTATTATTTATCATAGCCCTATTAATTTATAATGTCAATAGGGCTAGAACAAATAATATTAATTTTCATTTAATTGATTCAATCTTTTTTGTAAAGCCGAGGACTTTTCTTTTTTATATCTGATAGAGCTATGCCTCAATTCTCTATCAAATTTTATACTTACATTAGTTAATAAATCCTTTAAATTCTCTATAAAAAAGTCATCATTAAATTTACCCATTAACTCTATATTATTATCTATAATATTTATAGCGTCTTCAGATATTGCCTCGGCTTTTCTCACTAAGTCATAAGCTCGTCTTAGTTTATTTTGTACCTCGGTGACCAATTCCTCGTCTATATATTCTTTCATTTTTTACCTCATTTATTAAGTAGAGCCTTAGATAATCTTAAGGCTCTACAGTTTATAAAATTAATCTAACTCATTAAATAATACATCATTTGTGTATTGTTTACAATCAAAATAATTATCGAACCATTTGGCATTTTTTACCCATTGTCCGAAGGGTTCTAAATTGACGCCGTCTCTTTTGATAAGTTTCTTTTTATCCGAGTACTCGTCATTATTTAGAGTAAAAAGCAATTGTTCTTTTGTATAACTTATTATCTCTTGACCATAGCCACAATCGAAAGAACACCATACCCTAGAGTCGCCGTCATCTATCTCTTGTTGTGTCCTCGCCGAGCAATTGGAATAATACTTATCGTTTCTTAGCTCGATTTCATTTCTAGTTAACTTTTTCATTTTTACACCTCATATTTTTAATTAACATAATATTAATATAGCTCATCTAAATATAAAATCTATCTATATCTCTTATAGGAAAAACCTATAATGGTGTCAATAATTTGACAGTATATAGAGCCGAGTATGTCAAATAATTGACAGTAGCTAGTGACTATTTGGCTGTCAAAAGATTGACAGATAGCATAGACATTGTGTCATATTTTTGACAGTCTAGCTGGACTGGTTAGTCTATGGAAGTGTCAAAGTTTTGACAGGTTTTCTGGGCTTTTTTGTATTATAGAACAGATAGAGAACAAGATGCCTAGTCTTTCTAGACTTATAAATGAGAATAATTCTCAATAGTAACTATAGTTTTTTTCTAGAAATTAGACAGAAACAACAAAACTTGCTAGGGTACACGCAACAACTGTATGTGTATGCCTATATATAT